TTCAATACCTGCAAGTATTTTATCACTCATGGTTCCTTCTTCACCGGTGAATCCATCATAAAAACCTTTGACAAAATCTACTACTGTTAATATTATTTGTGTGAAAGGTCTTAGTGCAGTTTTGAGCACGAATTTAAGTGGAGCTAGAACGGGATCTAGTAGTTTAAATACTCGACCAAAGAAACCAAGTAAACCTTTTCCACCTTCAGCGCCTTCAGCTGTAAATCCAATAATGTTTTTTACTTTTTCTACAATAGAAAAGGCTTTTTCATTTATTTCAAGAGTTGGAAGTTTAGGCATTTCTGGTAATTTAATATCAGGTAATGTAATCTTTGGGAACTCTGGTAAATTTAGTTTAATTGGTTCACCAGCATTATAAACTTTTCCAAGAAAACTAGCAAAAGAAAACTTAGGAAGTTCTGGTATTTTTAATTTTAAATTATCAACTGCTTCACCAGCAGCAGTTACAAAACTAGGTTTTGGTATTTCTGGTAGCTTTAGTTTTATTTTATCAACTATAGCTTCTCCAGCAGCAGTGAAGAATGATAGTTTAGGAAGCTCAGGTATTTTTAATCTAAGCTTTTTTCCGTCATCAAATGCTAGAGCGATTTTAGGTAATTCAATATTTTTAATTGAGTCAAATATATTTGCAACACCGCGTAAAACTTTTTTAACACCTCCGACCATTTTAGGAATGCCAAGAGCACGAAGAAATGCATCTGTATCAGTAAGTTCAGCTAAAGCTACAAGACCAAGAGGTCCAGCTAGTCCTTTAAGAAAATTTAAAAGATTACCTAAAAGAGGAGGTATGCCTTGGCTATCATCTTTCGCGATTTTATTAACCATTTTTTCAGCATCTTTTAGAATATCTTTTGAGTTGAGCTCGTCCATACGATCTCTTTGCTCCTGAAGAATTTGCTTACTTATTAGGTTTGTAAGCTTTTGTACTTCAGTAGTCGTATCTTCCTGAGCTTCTTTATTTTCTCTAAGCTGTAAGCTTATTGCTTCTAAATTCATTTCTTCATACTTCTTTGCTGTGCTTTTTCGTTTTCTTCCTTCAAGTGTTCAATTAACATAGTTAAATATACTTCTCTCTCCCATGGCATCATATGTTCTATCTCTGTTAAACTGTAATGATGATGCTGCATCAATTGAAAGTTTGTTTTATAATGGTTTACCAGAGACTCATGTGAGAGACATATTACAAAAAATCTTGCATACCCTCCAAGGTTACTTCATGGTTTGTTTTGCAATTTTCACAAGTATATTTTAAATCATATTTCATCTTTGGCATTTTTTCAATAAAGCCTCGGATCATAGCAAATTGAGAAGATGTAAGTGATTCAATAAATTCAAGTCTAGACTCTTCAGATTCATTACTAAAAGAAATGTTATCTTCTTCAGTCATTACTCGATCTATGCATTCTATAAGTAATTTAAATGTTTGTTGTGTTTGTGATAAGTCAGTGAGGTCATGGTTTAATACATCAAAATATCTGGGCCACTTCATTTTTAATTTAATATCATCAGTTAATTGTATAGTGTCTTCAACTTTTGGTGCATCAATTTTAATTTTATCAAGAGGGATTTCAATTTCAGAATTATGATTGCATTCAGTGCACTTCATTCCAATTCTACTTGTTTCACCGACAGACTTAGATCTGATTTGAGTAAAAGCAAATTCGACATCAAATGTAGTTAGCTCATTTACGTTTACATCATCTGTAATGCATGCTTTTAATGTGTCAATAATTGCTTGTAAAGCCTGACGTTGATCGCCAGATTCTGAAGCCATCATTAAAACTTTTTCTTCTTTTACTAGGTATGGTCTAAATCTAACTTTCTTTTTAGTTGAAGGTATAACAAGATCATACTTTGGACTATCATTCAGTTTGGGTAGTGCCATTCATTATCTCCAATTTGTATAAGTCAATTGTACATTTATTTGTACTATTCCATTTGGGTCATTGTTTAATTCAACAACATTCAATGTTGATGGATATGCTTCGAGTAAAGTAACGCCATACACAAAATTTTCATTGTGATCTAGTTGTGATATGTAGACATCAGCTGAATACTCATTTTTAAATCTAACTTCTTTTGAGTATGGACTTATAATTCTATTTTGCCATGACTCAAAATATCTACGAATACTATAATCATTATTATCGTAAAAACTTAAATTAACGTCTGGTGTTTCGTACCCATACGCCATTTGTTCTTTTTTAAAACCAATCACTCTTTCATTTGTTAATATCTGTCTTCCTGGTAATTGTGTTGCTGTACACATTACATCTAAAATATCTTTATTAGATTCTCCATATGGGTCACCTGATAGTCTACCTCCTCCAACATTGAGTGGAAGATCTATTCTAAATAGATTACTTCTGGCTAAACCATTTCTAAGGCTTATAGCTTGTTTTAATCTTTCTATTTCAAACATTAGACGGCTTTCCTTGAATCGCTATAAACTTGATTACGGCTAGCTTTTTGGAAATCAGCTGTTGGCAAGAACGTAGCGATTTCCCATTCTGCAGGAGGAACGTATGCAAATCTACTTCTTACATGATCTGTAAGATAATGTTTAAAGCATGGTTTAAAATATCTCATTCTTGCTGCATTATTTAATAGATTATAGTTTACTCTAAATCTGGTTGTATCATCATATGACATATTATTTGTATTATCAAGCAAGTTATCTAAAAACCTAGCTCTTAATAGAGGAGGTAGATAATGTAAGTTTAAACCGTGAAATCCACCTGGAGCTTTTTTAACAACTATAACCAAAGGGAATGAATCATAATATGGTAGAGTGTCTTTATTTTTTGGATCGTAGAAAAACATGAACATGTTGCCAGGAATGCTTCTTGGCATTAGTTCAATTGGTTCTTCTCTCATCAACTGACTACGATTTGTAACACGAAGTCTTTGAGCTTTCCTGCGAAACCAATCAATAGACTGTCGTGTTCTCGGTTGTATGCCAGCTCTAAAAGCTTCTATTTCGAGTTGTTTAAATAAATTAGCCATGCTATTATTTATATTCAAAGTCGTAATTATAACGTTTTATGTCAAGTGGAAATTTTTTAGCTACAAGATCAATCATCCATTGTTCGGTGTAGTAAAATGAATAGTGTTGATGCTTTGTGCTATTCTTATGAGGTAATTGAGTTTTGATGTTATAGAATTCTTGAATTTGTTTGAATTCTTCTTTTAAGTTTTCAAACCTTATTGCTAAATCTATATTTTCTGGAACAAACGTAGTTTGAGGAATGTTTAAGGTTTTTCCAATGCTTTTCATTTTTAAAAACTCACCAAAATTTTTAATTTCATTATCTCTTAATATACGAGCATCTTTACGTTTATAATAATGATAACCACTTAAAACTCTATCCCAAGGATTTCTAACAACACACCAAGTAAATCCTAACTCATGATATTTAGATTTCATTTCTGAAAACTTATCGTGTTTCTCCCCACCTCTAAACTTATGACCTAAGTTATCGCTCATCCATGCATTAATAGACTCTCCTCCAGTTTTAGGAATATGAATAAAAGTTGATTTTGGTTTTTTTATGTGAATACTCATTTCTTTTTCTTTTTATAAGGAGGTAATTTTTTTAATGATTTTGGTTTAATTCCCATTTTTTCAAGAGTGTGTTCCGTCCAAATTTGAAATTCCCATCCTCTATCTTTTGCAAAAGAGTTAGCGGCTTTCCACTTATTTTGGTTTTTAACATAAGCCATTCCTTCAGAAATATATTTCTTTGTTTTTCTACCTGGATATTTTGGAGGTTTGGTTTGTACGTCTGGTTTTATTTCTATAAGTAAGATTTTTCCAGATTTTAGTTTTATTTTTAAGTCAATGAAATATCTATGGTATTTTTTATCTACTTCATAGAAGTATGGGACCACCACTTCTTCTGAACTCCATTCAACTACATCAGTGGACTCATCACACCATTTAAAACAATGTCTTTCCCACATAGAACGATAAATAACATTCATATGGTCGCCTTTGTACTTCTTTATATTTTTGATTTTGTATTTGCCTTTGTACGTCATAACAACCATATAAATAATAGTAACACATTTCTATTTATTGGATTAAAATATGGCTAGTTTACAATTTCCATTGTCAAATCAAGATAACTATCAAGGACGAATAAAGTTTGATGTTATTAAAACTATTCCTCCTTCGATAAGTCAAAGAGCTTTGCGTAAAGTTCAAGAAGCTACAAGAACTAGTGATAATGTTTTAAATGGTAGCTCCGAAAATCCTGATTTATTTGATCCAAGAGGACCTAGTCAAAGAGGTGAATCAAATAGTTTTATTGGAAGAAGTAGAGAAATTCCAACAGGAGATAGATGTAGCATTTACTTGCCTCAGTCTATTCAAATTCAAGATGGTGTACAAATAGAAAACGTTGACCTTGGTGTTTTTGGTGCTTCTCTTGAAGCTGGAATAAAAGCTGGTACTAGTCCAATTGAAGCAGCGATTAGTGCCGCCGGTGATACATTTAGTTCAATGGCAGATTTTTTTAGAGGTAACTTATCTCAAGATGCAGCTAGAGCTGCGGCATCTAGATTAGCTGGTGTAGCTGGTGACACAAATGCTTCTGCAGTAAGATCAGCACTACAAACAACACCGGCTCCAAACACTAGAGCAATTTTTAAATCAGTTAATATTAGAGAATTTTCTTTTACTTTTAATATGCTGCCTAAAACAAGACAAGAAGCTCAGGAAATAGAAAACATTATTAAGTTTTTTAGAACAGAGCTTTATCCTGAAACTATTGATGTTGGTAATATTCCTGTAGCTTATAAGTTCCCAAACAAATTTGCTATTTCAATTCAGTATGGTGGAAAAGAAGTAGCAACTAAAATTTTAAACTCTTATTTAAGAAATTTTCAAAGTAACTATAACCCCAGTGCTATGTCCTTTTATGAAGGTGGTTATTTCCAAGAGACTCAAATAACTATGAGCTTTGTTGAAGCTAGAACTCTTGATAAGAAAGATATTGAGGGAGGTTATTAATGTCTATTTTCTTTTCAAATTTTCCTCAAGTTTTGTATAATTTTGGAAATGAGGTAGATCAAAATGCATTTCAAAATATAAGTGCGTATGTGGATGTAATTGATCAAGCAAAAAATAACTCTACGCTTTATACAAAGCACACCATTCTTGATGGCGATAGGCCAGATGTTTTATCACAAAAACTATATGGTCAGCCATATTATCATTGGACCTTTTATTTAATGAATGATAAGTTAAGAAGACAAGGTTGGCCATTGTCGTATAGTGAAGTAGTTAATAAAGCAAAAGCAGATTATCCGAATAAGACACTTGTAACTCGAGATTTATTTTTTGAAAAGTTTAAAGTAGGTGATACTGTCACTGGTATAGATTCAGCAGCTAAAGCTACAGTATTAAGAAGAAATTTAGATCTTGGTCAAATAGTAGTTAAACCAACTAATAGTTATACGTTTAATGATGGAGAGCTAATATCTGATGGAACAAATCAAATAACATTAACAAGTGTTTCTGAGGAATATAACTCAGCACATCACTATGAAGATGGTGATAAAAATGTAGTTGATATAGATCCAGAAGTAGGGCCTGGCTCTTTACTTACTGAAATTACTCATTTAAATCGTTATGAAGCAGCAAATGATGATTTAAAAGAGATTATAATCATTAAGCCTTCTAACATTACAGAAATTACAAGAATATATGATCAGGCAATGTTAGGTGCATAATGGTAGAGAACACAACACCTTTTGACTTTCAAATAGTAAAGGTTGTAATTTCTGCAGAGAGATTACGCTTTGTTGTAGACATTGCTAGAGTCATTAGTGAAATAAACATTTACGAACATGTAGATAAACCTTTTTTAACTGGTAACATAGTATTTAATGACAATGATAATTTATATAATGAAATTAATTGGCTTGGCACAGAAAAGATTGAGATTACTATTAAAACTGACGAAGGAAGTAAAGATACTATAACTCGTAAGTTTAGAGTTTTAAAAATTAATCAGGCTATAAAATCAAACGATCAAAATGAAACGTTTATGATTGATATTGTTGAAGAGCATGCTTACTTATCATCATTAAAGAAAGTACAAAAATCTTATGAAGGCTATCATGTAGAAATTATAGAAAAAATTCTAAAAGATAATTTAAATCTTGAATTGATGTATGATAAAAATAAACCTTTTACAGGGTTTAAAAAGAAAAGAGTCATTGTTCCAAATATGACACCGTTTGAAGCTGCGAATTGGGTAAAAGACGGTGCACCAGATGCATTTGGTTCTCCTTATTATTTGTACGCAACAATTGCTGATGAAAAAATTAGATATATTGATTTAGAAACAATACTAAATTTAAATCCAATGAATCCTAATACGCCTTACATTTTTTCTCAAGCGTATGGTGGTAAAAGTTCTGATTTTAATTTAATAGATCAAGGTTATATTATTCAAACATATAAGACTGCTAATACTGAAAATATGCTTAATCTTGTAAAAAAAGGATACGTTGGAGCAAATTGGAACTTTTTTGATTTATATAAAGGTGACCAATATGAAATACGTCATGATATAAGTGAAACTTTTGCAGAAATGGTAAGTAGACGTGTTTTTCCGCCGCAACAAAATGATCCGGTTTATGACGAAGACGCAAATTTACATAGCAATATTTCTAGAGAAATGAATCAAATTGCTACAAGTCGAATTTATACAGATTGGGAAACATATGGAAGTTATCATGAAGAAGAAAGTGATGATTTGCATAAAAATAAAGTTGTTCAAAAATCATTAAGAAACTTTATGCTAAAATCTCCAATTCATATAAACGTGCCAGGTCGAAATTTTTTGAGAAAAGATCAAAACATGACAATTGGGAATATTATTAATTTAAGATTTCATACAAATGATGATCAAGATCAAGAAATGATAGACCATAAAAGAACTGGTGAATATATGATTTATGCAGCAAGGCATGTATTTACGGCAAATAGATATACAGTTAATTTAACTTGTGCAAAAATGGCTCAAGAGCAAGGTGTTGAGCAATGATGAAATCTATTCATAAAGAACATTATGGTGAAGACTTTTATTGGTTTATAGGTAAAGTAGTAAATGATTTAGATCCTGAATTTTTAGGAAGAGTTCAGGTTAGAGTTTATGGGATTCACTCACAAAGTCAAGATGATTTGCCTAATGCACATTTACCTTGGGCTCAATGTTTAATTCCTAGCACTGAAGGTGGAATTTCTGGGATTGGAAAACACGCAAAGATTTTACCAGGAGCTTTAGTTTTTGGATTTTTTATGGATGGTAGGTCATGTCAAATCCCATTTATTCTTGGTTCTATACACCACACTGAAACACACATAGGCGGTTCTAATAATGCGACTGAAGCAAACCCAGATGTATTTGATCCAAGAGGAAGAGATCAAATTCCTGGTGTAACACCGTCAGCTGGAAGTGGCCAAACTTCTTCTGCACCAGGTAATTCTAATAGAATTGATACAGCATTACCGGGAGGAACACCTGCTGAAAAGATTTTTAATTTCTTTACAAGAAATGGACTAACCCCAGCACAGGCTTCAGGGTTTATTGGTAACTTTTATGCTGAGTCAAGTTTAAATCCTGCAGCAAGAAATCCAAATGATAAAGGAAAAGTTTCTGAAGGTTTAGCTCAGTGGAGAGGATCAAGAAGAGACGATCTTATAGCGTATTCACAACAAAATGGATTGGATTATAAAACTTTAGATGCGCAATTAAATTTTGTGATGCATGAGTTAAGAACAACTGAAACAAAAGCTTCAGGCGAAATTAAAAAAGCAACAACACCAAAAGAAGCAGCAATAGCTGTTTCAAGATATTATGAAAGACCAGAATTTGAAATTGTAAACGGCCAATATACATC